GTCATATACTGCAATCTGTTGCTGGTAGCCATCAGAAGAGATCCCTGTGCTCGTTCCCTGTCCGAAAACATTGCCTGTGTCATCGTTTCGCTGAACTGAATCGCGAACGGTTCGATCACCGATTCGTAGAATGCCGCCCATGCATCGCCGTAAGCCTTCGACTGCAGAACGTCCTCGTTCACCGCGAAATAGTTGTAGACCGATGTCCGGATCTCGTTCAGCTCCGCCTCCGGAACTGTAACGGCCGCCTGGTCGATCTGCTTAATGTCCGCGTATGTGTTCGGGAACAGCAGGAGTCCTCCGTTTCCGTCTTCGGCTTTCAGGTTCGCCTCGTTGAAGCGCTGCCGTTCTTTCTTCAGATCCTCGGTCTTGCTGAAGTTATTGACTCGCGCCATGAATCTGTATGTTGCACCGTTTTTCACGCTCTCCTCGATGCTCTGATCGTTGAGATGAATCATCTTCATCAATGGATCCAGCGCATGATTTGACTCACCGAAGAAGTCGCTCTCATATTGGAACTTGGTGAGGATCGCACACTCCGCCAGATAATCGGCTGCATACTTTCCTGTCTTGAACCTGTACCGGAGATACGGAACACCGTCCGCTTCGACGATCTCGCAGGATGTCGGCAGAACTGCGCTGTACCCGACCGGATTCATCAGCTCGTCGTAAACCGGCACAATCACAGCAGTGTTGTGCATGTCCAGGATCGTGCTCGTCCGATAAAGGAACTGGCTCCATGTCTGCCAGTTATTCGGCTTCAGCCTTAGCTTCGTCTGCAGCGTAGGCTTCGCGGCTCCTTGGATCTGAACGGACAGCTTGCTGATGTGTCTCGCCCTGGCATCGATCGCAGACCTTACCAGATGTGACTCATACAGCTTTCCGTTCCATGTCCGGAAGTGCGGCCGGTACGCTGTCAATGTTTCAAAGTAGCCGTCATTGTGGATCGCCACGTCCACATTCGGCTTTTTAAAGATGTAATCAAATAATCCCATTTCGCACCTCACTCGTTCGCAAGTTGCGAACCGATTTCCGTGTACCATTTCTGACGGACTGTCAGACTGTCGAGAAGGCTGGCCGTTCCGTCAATATGGACTTTGCTCGATACCTTGATCAGCTTCTTTCTGGATGTCTCTGCATTGATCTTGATTGCGGAGTCCAGCATGTGGATCTTCAGCAGATCGTTGTCACCGATGCAGATCCGGCCGTCCTTGATCAGTCCTTCGGTTTCGTCGATGACAGGACTGAGATTTTCGCCCTGATAAACGTCGTCCATGTGGAATCCGTAGCCGTTCATGGCATTCGTAAGATATTGCGAGTTGTACCGGTCATATCCCACCTGCAGAGGCAGGATTTCGTACTTCTCGACGAGTTCTTTGAACCAGTTGAAGCAATCCTCATAGTTGACAAAATTCTCGCCAGACGGCTCTAAAATGCCTCTCTGGATAAATGCCCGATAAGGCAGTCCGTCTCTCGTTGTTGCCTCGTCGATCTTCTCTGCAGGAAGCCAGAACTTCGCGAGAACATAAAGCTTCCCTGCCTTCTCGATGACTACCGTCGCGGCAGTCAAGTCAGTCGTGCGGGATAAGTCAATCCCGCCGACGCAGTAAGATCCTCGGAACATTTCCGGATCTAAGTGCTCTCCGCAGCACTTGCGGACATCTTCGGATCTGAGCCATGCCTGGGAGCTGTTCTGCTTAATGTTGCAGTACTTCACCATGAACTCTGTCTTCTTAGACAGAGATCCTTCGGCGATGGCGATCTCCTCCAGCATGTAGTCGTAAGAGATCGAGACACCAAGGTTCGGATTCGCTTTCTTCAGCTCGTTCAGATCGTTCCACTTCTCGACATCGTCGATCATGTAAAGCAATGGCAGCAGTCGCTTCTCCTTAGATTCGCCCAATAAAAAACGAGTCGATCTTTTCATCAGCTCGTCAAAGATTGAGTCATTGATATATCCGGCAGTAGTGCAGCTGATCAGCAAAGGCTCGGATCTCGCGCCCATTGCCGACTTCATAACCTCGTACTGTTTCAGACCGGCATCACCTTCCCAGGAAGCGACCTCGTCGCAGATCGTCAGCGAAGGATTGAAGCCGTCGGACTTCTTAGCATTGAATGCGATCTTTTTGACTGTGCTGTTCGTCCCTGGGATGTACAGATCCGTCTGCCGGTGGTGTTCCATCGTCGGATCGTCTTCGTTCAGCTTTCTCCTGCTGCTGTCACGTTCCTTCCGCTTTGCTTCCTTCTCCTGCCATTCCGGATCTAAGATGGTCATCGCCCAAATCGAGTTATAAACCAGATCCGCCTGGTCGAGTTTCGGAGCCAGGTTATAAACGCGGGCACCGAAGCCGCCGGTCTTCCAGATATAACGACCATTGCATGCTGCCGCGATCGTCTTGCCGTTCTTTCTGCCGAAAAGCCAGAGGATTTCCCTGAACTGACGTTTTCCGGATTCATCCACGATTCCGTAGATGCAGGAGAGCGCTGCCTTCTGCCATAACTCGAAGCGGATCGGATTCGGAGCCAGATCGCCCTCCGTATGGAAGCAATGATCCTCCATCCAGCTGATTGCCGCATGTGATTTCTTCAGATCGTGATAGAAATCTTTGTTTTCCAGCCCGCGTACGATGTACTCATACAGCAATCTGACCCATTTTCCGACGATCTGACGGCCGTCGCAGATCTGCTGATAATATTCCAGGATATAATCGTGCATCTGGCTGCTGATCGTCCTTTCTCCGGCCAAATCCGGCTGGTTATTCTGAAATGTGTATAAAAACAGTTTGAGCACCGGTCTATAAGGGTAGACCGATTTATTCGCCCCTGGGGGATATCGTGACGCGTCCGAACTCGTCGACTTTGTACCGCTTCGGAGATTTGTGCCTTGCCTGATGGCAATCTCTGCAGAGACTGACAAGATTGTCGAGATTCAGACTGATCTCCGGATCGTTAATGTTCTCCGGAGTCAGATGCTGGATGTGATGGACTTCTTCCGCCGGTCGAAGGATTCCCTTCTTCATGCAGTCGACGCACAGATATCTGTCGCGCTTGATCGCTGCCTCTCTGCATCTCTGCCATGCCGGTCCTTTGTAAAACTTCTCCGCCCACTTCTGCATTTATCTGTATCTCTTCTGCAGATACTTCTTCCGCCAGTCCTTGTATGGTTTGCATCGCGTTGGATCCACGCAGTCAAGACGGCAGCTTCCACACGGAGCTTTAGACTCCTTGTCTTCCTGCTTCATCTTTTGCCGGAACACTTCCGGATCTGAGAGATCATGATCTTTATCGATGTCAGCCATAAAATAAAAAGACCTGCGTTCCTTAGTCGCAGATCTCTTAATTACAGTATACAGATTTTTATCCGGACAATTCGGACAGTTTCTGGAAGTATCTCTGGATCTTCTTCCTGCAGTAATCGTAATCCGGATAACCGTAGACTTTGATATTCGTTTGTTTCCAGTTCAGCCTGAGCAGATAATGCCAGCGGATAATGCTGACGATCTCCATGTCGGTCACTGTCAGAAGCCATGCCTCGATCTCTTCCGCAAGATCCAGGAGCCGGAGATGTTCCTGCTCCAGCTGTTCCTTCAGCGCGATAATCCGGAGCGCAGCGCGAGCTGTCGGATCTCCCGGCTCGGTGCCGTGAACTCCTGACGGATTCGGTGCCGGTGAATGAACCGACGAATACATTGTCCTCAGCTGTTCATTGATCGCGTTAATGTTCGACGCTGTTCCGTAATACTGTTCCAGTGTTTCGATCGTCATACTCTGCCTCCTCGATTATCGAGAGCAACATAGCACGAAGAGCTTCCACTGTCATGCGTTTACCGGTATCATGCCGGAAGACTTTGCCGTTACGATACCACCACCGTCCGGATCTGTCCCACGGTGCATTACACTGCAGGACTTTCCACTCGCCGATCTCAACGACTATCCTGCTCGGTGTCATTCTTCCCCTCCATTGCAATGTGATTGTAGACAGTCTGATCAGAGCAGCCGCAATCCTTAGCGATCTCCTTGATCGGCCAGCCGCGTTTGTGCAGCGCCATGATCTTGCCATGGTCGACTTTCGGCTGTGTCTTCTGCGGCTTTTTCTTTTCAGGCTTCTGGTCTTCTTTCTTCTCAGCCTGAAGCAGGACAAACGCTTTCGCATTTATCAGCTCCTCGACTGTCGTCTGTTTGCTGACCGGAATCAGCATGCAGACCTGATCCGAGCCGTCTGCGATGCGCTGAAGCGCACCTGATAAGTCTATTGGTTTTACCATTGTTTTTTCCTCGCTCTGGAACAATAATCATCATCTTTATTCCATGTAACAGTCACACCGTTATCATTATCCCAATATGCCATACTGCACGAAGCGGTTCCGTTGTACGCACAATCTCTGCACCGTGTCAGTCGTGCGGTCATCCTTTTGTCCATTACAGTTCCATCGATCCGCAGGACATCACAGATGTATTCCGATGTTTCAAATATCGCTGTTCGTACTTGTGCCGCCATTTTATTTTTTTTCTCCAAATGAGCAGAAGTCTCCATCCCTCACAAAGCACTCATGTAAATAGCACCTGTACAAATTGACACCTAAGAGGTCCTTATAAGATACTTCGCTCCTGCTTTTGCAGTCTTTGCATCTGATCAGTTCGCCCACTATCTCAAGCGGTGTGCCGTCAGATTCAAGGATCGGACTACTTTTCATGATGTATTCAGACATCCTCTTTCCTCTCAATCAATCGCTTGTAACAACAACCAAGTTATGCACGATACGATTGCAAGCCACGAACTGACAATGAAAAGCATAAACGCTACTTTTTCCAAGGTTTCAATCATTCTTCTTTCCTCTTCTCAAGAACACTAATCATCCTTCTGAAGTCATCAAGGCAATCTTTACAAACATGCCTAATTCCACCCTCCACGATGCTATCTGTGGCTTCAAATCTTATTTCTATTCTGCGTACATCACGATCGTTATCTGTTTCCTTGCCACAAATATCACATCTGATTAAGTAACTCATTCTTCTTTCCTCTCGTCAATCTTTGCACCGCAGTTAGGGCAGTAATTGAATTCTTCTCTTATGTCAATCAAATAGCCACAGTTTGAACATTCTCCATACGGATGTGCATTAAGTAATTTTGCATGTCTGACTGGCACAGCATCCACGGTCGGTTCGTCATTTATGAGTGTGGATACCGCACCTTTGTCAATATAAGAACTGAACTCATGTTCATAAAGCGTGTCAATCAGCGCATCCGCATCAATATACCGTGTCATTTTTCCACCTCATATGGCTTCGGTGTTGGCATCCATGCGGCAAATTCATCAATCGGATATTCTCCGATGTCAATCTGCCACATTTTTGTTTTCCCTATTTTGACAATGCGCCCAACTGTTACGTTTTCATCATCCATGGAAATAAGCACATTTTCGCCTGCTTTCGGTATCCGTTTACTGCATGGTGTCCATGAAGGATATACATTTTTTTCTTTTGGAACATCTTTCAAGATTCTTTTGAAGTATGACAAATCATCACCATTTATTTTTTCTGTAAGTCTGATTTCATCCATCAGCGCCTTCTCATCAATCCACTTCGTCATTCTTCCACCTCTGGTGCTTCTGGTAAAGGCATCCATGCTATTACTGTTGGATTTTCTAAACTGATTTTATCTCCAATGCACCACCAATCGCCGTTTGAATAGTACCCAGCTTCGACATTACCGTTCGCAAGAGTAACCACCTTTGTCCTATCATCTTCCGGTAACCGTTCACTGCACGGAATCCACCGCTGTTCAGCTTTAAGCTCTGCAACCGTATTTCTGATAACCTTTGTCCATCTATGGCAGCAGTGCCGCTCTTGGTCATATTCCTTACAATCTGTACACCATTCAAATCCTTCGGGCTGTGCGGATGGCAAGTTCACAATGGTATTTAAGCAATCCGAAATGACATACCTATCTGAATCAAGCGGTCTGTATATCTTCTTCTGATTCAGCGCATCTATTGCCGCTTTCCTGCTAATAAGATCATCCACGCTCATATTCCGTTATCCTTCTTTCGATCTCGTTCATGATTGCATCGTCTCCGCATGTTATAACTGCGCTCGATACTATCCTAAGCACTGACACCACCGTTCCGTTCGTGTATATCGCAATCTCCATATAGTTCGTATCGGTTATATCTGTGCAGATCACGAATGCATATCCCTTTGTAATGTAACGCATCAGCCCTGGGAACACGTTAACACCATCATCTGCTTTGGCGATGGTTTCAAACACGAACTGTTTGTATTCTTCCAGGTTCCAATCATCATTTGATTCATCCATCAGTGCGCAGATCAGTTCTTCTTTATTCATGGCCTGCCTCCCTCCACGGCTGTCCGTGCATCTGGATCCATTCCTCCAGATGTTCGCATTCTCCTGAAAAGAATCGTTTCGCCGGTGTCTCGCAGTCCGCGCAGGTTCCGCATTTGAACGCTTCGCAGCAGTTCAGCCGGTTTCCTGCGTCGTCGTATCTTCGTGACCACTCCTTGCATCTGACGAATTGGTGGCACTTCTTATCGTTGGAGTATCTCCAGCAGTTGATCTGTTTCGGAGTCAGATCCAGAACCGGACCATCACCGAACAGGCTCATCTGTGTCGGTTTCGACATCGTAGACCATCCCCTTCCTGAATGCCCTGTTACATGAATCAATATGCACACAGAAGACGCGCAGCGTCTTGTTGACATAGTACTCGTTCCCGATCATCTGATCGCACACCGTTTTACCCCAGAAATGCGGGCATCCTTTGCAGATCGGGAGTCTCTCGGTGTCGTTAATAATATCGGCCATATTCATCCTCCGCTGACTGTGTGGCTGTGTATCCGCAGATCCGGTACTCAGTCATGAACTGCTCTTCGGTGATTCCCTTCAGGAAATTGTTCTTAGCGATCTGATCCATCGCCTGAAGCAGTGTCATCCGGTGATTCTTAAACCTCTGGAAGACAGCTGCATCGTTTGATGCTGCGGCATGGATGAACGCGATGCGGTCCTTCGGATATTTCTTCTGACGAGCCTCCTGCTCATACCAGATCTCATCCAAGTGTCTCGACATTGAAAGCCTCCTGTTCGAGCAGTGTATATAGATGTCCGAGTACGAAGGACATCCGCATCAGCGCATGGATCCTCTGCAGGATCGGTCCGGAGACATTCCCCTGGACAGATCCGAGTGTTCCGACGATTGCGCTGTATGTTCGCCGGTATTCGGCATGATTGTAATTATTTGGCCTTCCTGACATTTGCCGCCTTCTTTACTGCCTGCTCAATCTTAGGATTGACGGCAGTCTTTCCGATGATGTCGAGAACCTCCTGCGGCTGCATTGCCACATCGATCCTGCTTCCGTTCACATGGAGCGTCGTGCGCTCTGTGAAGTCGCTCCAAGTGATTGCATCGACGCGCTCCGGATCTACCAGAGTCCCGCCGTTTATGATTACAAATCTGTTCATTTTCTTCGTTTCTCCTTATCGTGAAAATCCGTATGGACGGACATCGGGATGCCAAGACCCGCCATTCAAAGCGGGATTGGCTTTCCCTGTCGTCCCGGTCGTTTTATAAGGTGGTGCCTACCTGCCGCCGAAATACTTATATAATAGGCCGGCGGCAGGTTTTGCGACACCTGCCGGAATGCCTTCCGGCACATCCGGCACCCCTCTATTCCACCTTTTTCCATAGTGCTGCTTTGCCGTTTTTGATGGCTCCGAGAGAGTCATATCCGGCATTATGCAGTCTGTCCTGTGCGGTCGATCTTTTCAGCTCCTCGTAAACCGAATAGGCCGCTCTGAATTCCGCCAGCGTGAAAGTACCGTCTTCTTTTTGAATCCGTTCGATGACTTCCTTGACTCTGTCATTCTTCACCTTCAGTTCCTTGTCTCTGACCATCTTCTTCGCTTTCTCGGCTCTGGTGGCAGATGTCTCAACGACCTCCTCGTCCAGATCCGGATCGATCCTGTGGAGCGGATACTCCCACCAGAAGCTGACCGGCTTCTTCCTGGGAAACTCTCGCAGGATGTACTCCATCCTCCAAGCTGTCCGGTCGCTGTCCGGATCTGACTGGACAGCCAGCTCCGTCATCGTCAGGATGGCATCCGGATCTCTTGCAAATGCACCAGCGCCGGCAGCTCTGTCGATTGCTGACCGGTCTCCGCCGGTTCCCTTCGCAAAGTGATGTGCGTAGATGATCGACGCGCCGGTTTCCCTGGCGATCTTGTCGAACTGCCCGACCATCTGCCCGACATCGCTGTTGCTGTTCTCGTCGCCGTCCATGACTTTGTAAAGCGGATCGATGATGATCGCCACATAATCATGTCCGGCTTTCTCGATGATCATCGGCGCGAGCTTGGTGATCGGCATTGACCATCCACGCAGTCCCCAGACCTCAATGTTCCCGACATGGTTTCCGATGTCCATGCCGAGCGCATCATATATGGATCTGAATCGCTGGTAACAGCTCGGATCATCAATCTCCATGTTGATATATAGGACTTTCCCCTGCATGCATCTGGATCCAAACCAGTTGAAGCCCTCCGCGATCGCAAATGCAAGCTCCATCAGTGCGAAGGATTTGCCCGCCTTCGACGGTGCGGAGATGATCATCTTATGACCTTGCCGAAGCACTCCCTGGATCAGCTCCGGAGCCAGTGCAGGAGGATCGTCCCAGATGTCTCCGAGGGAAACCGGTTCCGGCATAACCGGACCGGTCGGTTCTTCCTGCGGAGGCTCCGCCGGAGTGTAATCCGAATCATTCAGAAACGGCTCCAGCGCAGCCTGTCGTTTTAAGTAATCATCCCAACTGTTTGTCATGCTGTCCGATTCCCTTCTGTTTAATATCGAGGACAGCCGTCTCGGTGATCGTTCCGATGTCACGCAGCGCCTGCAGATCCGCTTCCGATTTGCCGAGAAGCATGTTCAGCGTCTGCAGATCTTCATGGATCTCGCTCAGTCCGTCGATGATCCGTTTAAATCCCCGGACAAGGATCTCCTCAGTACTTGCCATTTCGCTCCTCCTGCAGATCATGGTGCGTAACTGCGACCGCGAAGCTCTGCCAGATGTCCGCCCTGAAGCCGTAGAAGAAGCCAGGAGCGCTTTTTGTGCCTTTGCCGTAATTCTGTTCACCCGGTGCAAAACGATCCACCAGAGCCTGTCTGATGCTCGCGTCGTTGGCCCGCATAGCGCCGCAGATCACCATCTTTTCGTCTTTGCGATAAATGTATGTGACCGGATAAGCGTGGAGCCTCTCGGTCATCCTGCCGATCCAGACGCAAGTGTCAAACACTTCTTTCCCGACGCTGAGACCGTAGCTGGCAATCATCTCGATTGCGAACTCGACCGAATCCGTCGGAAGAAGCAGCTGCAGCTTGTCGACCATGTCCGCCCACATCAGTTCATTTGCCATCTTTCCGAACCACATCGGTTTCAGATCCTCGTTGCAGATGCAGTACGCGCTCTGCACATTGCCAGGATCAATGCCTACGATGTAATGCATGGATCACCTCAGAACGGCAGATCATCCGATGCAATCGTCACCGCTGGATCTCGCTTCAGCTCGTCCTCTTTCTTGATGAATTTCGCGACCTCATTCTTTTCCGGATAAGGACCTTCTGCCTCTCTGATCCGGAGAGTGCAGCGGCCGATCTCGCCGATTGTATTCTTCATTTCGTCGGTGTCGTTTACTTCCATGCCGAGGCTCTTGAAGAACTGCGCGAATTTCCAGTCCATGTCCTGACGTTCGGGGAAGTATACCCAGACCTTAGACGGCTGCTGCCCGTCTGTCGGATCGACGCGGATCACGACCTCCCACATCAGACCGCCGGTCTTCGATTTCTTATAAGTCGCATTCTCGACCTCGAACTCATAATCTCCTGCCTTCAGCACAGGGAAATCCTTCTTTTCTTCTACTGCATTCGGATCAAACTTCATTTCATTTACCTCCTAAGTTTTCCAGAATAACTTCAATATGTTCGAGCATGTTGTTCGCCTGTGTTCCGCTCAGATCCATGTATGTGGAGCCTGGAGCCAGTCTGCCGACTGTGACGAGCCATGCCTCAAAGCGTGACTGCTCAATGCCATGATCGGCGAGCCGCCGGATCAGCACATCCCTGGGATCCTCCAGAGTCGTTTCGACCGGACCGGAGACCGGTGTGTCGATCTGCAGACTGGTCTTCTCCTTTACCGGTGCCGCAGCGCCTTCATATACGGCCTTCAGAGCCTTGAAATCGAGCGGGATGGAGTCCGGTAAGCCGTATCTGTTCTTAGCGTCATACGTCGGCTTATACGTCGTATAGACGACTCTCTTGGCTTTTCCCTTGGCTTTTGCTTTGCCGTTCTCCTCGACGATCATCGTATCGTAGTTGGCGAACAGAAGCAGATCGCTCCACTCCTTCACGATCGGTGCGACTTTCTTCGAGACCTTCAGCTCCCACCTGTCATAAGGAGGATCTTCCGGGCTCTCAAACTTCCGCATCATTGCATGTGCTACCAGAGTGACATTCACACCATTGGCGATGACTTTGTCGAGCCGGTTCAGCAGATCCTTCTGGAAGCGTTCCTGCAGAGCTGTGTAGCCTTTGCCATATCCTCCGGCATAGGCTTCAATGCTGTCGCAGTGTTTCTCTTCCAGGAGCGCATTTGTCAGCAGGACCTCGGCGCGGTCGATTGTGTCGATCACCAGAGTCCGGCAGACATCCGGCTCCGCAATCACTGCGTCGATCTCGTCGAGCAGATCCTTCCATTTCTCCGGCTCCGGAAAGCGGGAAACATCCAGCTGATGCGTTCCGCCTTCCACATCGATAAACAGCGGATCAGGGAACTGTGCTGCAAATGTGCTTTTTCCGATACCGGCAGGACCGTAAACGGTGCACCGGATCGCCTTCGGCTGTTTGCCTTTAGTGATTGTGAATTTCATTCTTCTTCATCCTCCTCTTCTTCTTCCGGTTCTTCGTAATCCTCCAGCTCGTCAGATCCGCAGAACGGACAGAGCGGAGTGACGTATGCCATCCGACCGGAGTCGTCGACATATTCCTTCCTGCGGTCGCAGTCATCCAGATCGA